CTATATACTGTATATTATTTAATTCACACCACTCTTGTTTTTCTAAATCTCTTTTTTTGTGCTTAATAAACCCCATAGCATTATTATGATAATGAGCAACAAATTTATAATGTTGTTCACCATGTACTTCTATAGCCTTTTTTAATAAAGGTATATAAAAGTCCAAATATAGAGTTTGATTTCTTCTTAATGGTATATCAACTTCTTGCAAAATTGGTACAGTAGGATATATTGCCAATAGTAATTTATGAGCTAACTTATGTAATCCAGATACATTTGCTCTATTATTTTTAATTTTACCTAACAGAGACCAATTATGAGTGTTGCCATCCAAATCCTTAACATTCATTTTAATCCCATAACAGATTTAATTTGCTTATATAGCTCATCATATGCTTCTGGATGATCAACAAGATATTGTCTAACTTTCTCAATTCCTTGTAATTTTTCTTTTGAGTCTGTTAAAAATGATAGCGTGTACCATGCTCCAGACTTAGATATGAGTCCCATATCAGCACCAAGCGTGGTCAATTCCATTGCCTTATCTATGCCCTGACCATATCTGATAAAACTTTTGATGCTTCCTCCTGGTGGTCCTAGTGCTGAACATTGTGCGTTCCACTCTATCTCTTGACCAATTTGTGTTTCATCATCTTTAGAACCAACTTTCCAAGGTTGATGAAATTTTGCTCTCAATTTTATATCTGTCTGATAAGCAATTGCTTGTCCGCTTTTTTCTTTCCATTCACTATGACCCATTCCGGGATTACCCATTAAGTGAGTAATACCAATAACAATGTTCTTATTCACCGGAATAACATTAGCAACTTTTCTACAAAACTTTGCCAATAATTTTGCTCCATCTGCACGTTGCATTTTACTCATATCAGTAGTAATTTCTGCTTCTGTACATAGTGCAGAATATGAGTCAATAATCAAAATACATTCTGGTTCTTCATTAATGATTCGTTCTGCTATTTGTAAATATTCTTCTGCGTGTAATATTTTTCCAGTTTGAGATCCTATAATATTAAATCTATCTAAATCTAATCCTGGTATACCTTCTAAGTCTCTTTTCTTTAATCTACCTTCAATGTTTAGGTAAAACACTTTTCTTGGTCCGCTTGAACCATTATACTCTGGCCTTTGTGCTGTTGCACAAAAATCTAATGATGTTGTTGTTTTTCCACACTTAGGTTGTCCAGTTAACACAACAAAACTTCCTTCTGGAATTCCACCACTTAAAATAATATCTAATGCTGGACTTACTGGAATTGTCATAACCTTTTTATCAACCAAAGATTTTCCAGATAACATAATGTTGTCACCAAAGTCTTTTTTAACAGCCTCTTTCAAACTACTCATTATCTAAGTCCTCTAATGTTGATAAAATGTTTTTGGAAATTTTGTGTTCTTTAATTTTTTTGGTTTCACTACGATCTATATTAATAGATTTTGATGCGTCAACCATGTTTTGACTCTTGGTCTGTTGTTCAATTATCATAGGTATAAGGTGCTTGGCCCGCAAAGAATAAATTTTTTGACCCTTTGGGGTTTTTAAAGCTCTTATTATATCAACAGCATCATAGTTCTTTAATAACTTATTTGCTGATGCTATTTGATTCCTAAAAAAAGATGCCCATTCCTTATTATTCCAGAACTTAAAATGTAAATCTCTTTTATCTATCTTGGCTTTGTTTTCACAAATTAATTCTGTTATAAATTGAGCAGCAGAGACATCTTTACCATTCGAATATTTTGATGGAAATTTCATCTGATCCTATAGATGTTTGGATTATCAGAAGCACTTTTTCGTGATATATTATCCCTGTTAGCATCATTTAACTCTGATGCTTCTTTTGTCATAATAGCAACACTGTTGTTTTTCTTGGCTGCTGTTTCTCTTATCATTAATTCTTTGCTTGTGGGTTTTTTAATTTTAGTTAACTGTTTATAATCAGTATCTAAAAAGTCTTGTAGCCTTTCTTGAGATATATTTAACTCTTGGACTATATTTTCTATTTGAAGGTTGTTTACGTCCTTGAGATATAATATAGCGTAAATTTGACTCTTTGATAATGCTTTCATGTTAGCTCCCTTTGTGCTGTGTTTAACCATGCTACGTTTTTAGTTTTAAGAAAATTTAAATATAAATCAAAAACCTTTTGATTGACTTTTGTGAACTTCCATTCTGGCTTGCCTAATTTAGCAAGGAACTTGTTATGGTTGCCTTCAGAAAACATACCTATGGGATTATAAATTCTCCCGTTAGGACCAATCTTTATATAGTAAGATAGTTGTCCACGATATACCTTTTTAGCTAATGAAGTATTTTCATTTTGTGCTATAGGATAACCCTCACTATCAAGAATATCACTGTTTCCGATTATGGTATAATAAGTTACCACAGAATCATTCTCTGGTCTATCATTTATAGAAAAAATTGTCATATTATTTTTTTGTCCATTTAATTTTATTTGGTTTCTTAATTCTACTCATACCTTTTGGAAGTGGCTTTTCCGGAACATCTTCTTTATACGAATTGTGCTTTCTGTATAATTCATTCCTTTGATCATCGCTCATTTTTTCCGTGTTTCTTTGTGCTAGATGACCAAGTGTTTTAAGTTCATTATCGCCCAATCTTACAGAAGCATTGAGCGTTGAAAGATCTTCAATATAATCTCTTGAACATTTAGATCCACATTTATCACATAAATGAATATCATTATACTCACGGATAGAACAAACTATTGAAAATGTGATATTACAATTTTCGCACTTATAGGAATATTCTGGCATAATTATTTCTTTATTAAAATTCCGATACCCATCATTTGAGGATTTTCTGTTACTTCTTTTATTTCTAAGATATCAAAATCTTCACTGGCGCCATTTGTTAATTCACTCCAGAACTTTCTAACATCAGGACATGGTAGATCATTAATATCATGAAATACTATTACCTTAGCAAATCTACCAACATTTTCCCAATCTTTTTTAACCGCTTCATACGAGTGATCTCCATCTATGAATACAAGATCAAATGGGATATTTTTGAATGTGTCGCTAGTGCAAGACAAATAAATATATGGGTATTTTTTATTTGATCCTACGAAGTCATTGGGGTCTATGGTAATACACGATGTTGGCCTTATCCCATTTAGATAGTCTGCTATAAAATTAAATGTATAACCATTAAATGTTCCTATATTTAGGAAGGTTTGTATATTTTGAGTATTTAATATTGTTAATAGTGTGGATAATTCAACTGGTTTTTGCCACAATCCGCAACTAGCATTTACGCAATCTTTATATTTGGATCCATAAATATTACCACGATTATCTATATAAATTCCATTTTTTTTGATTTCTTGTATTAGATTTTGCATCTTTATCCTAAATATAAAGCCCATTCGTTTGGTATGTCATGTCTTATCTTAGATAGAAAATGTGATATCGGCAAGTATTTAGTATGCTTTGTTGGAGCATGTGGTCTACTTAATAGTTTCATTTTTGCTTGTTCTGGCGTTCTATTTCTTTTTTTGTTATTACACGATACGCAGGCCGTAACAATATTTGTCCAATTAGTGGGCGTACCATTTTTATAATTCCATAATGATTTTGGTATAACATGATCGTAAGTTAATGCAGATTGAGACATGTCTATACCGCAATATTGACAAGTAAAATTATCTCTAATAAAAACATTCTTTCTTGAAAAATTAACCTTTTGGTTATTTAATCTATAGTAGACCTTGGTTCTAATAACAGATGGTATAGGATATCTCTTATTTGATGATCCTTGTATATAGTCGTTTTTATAAAAATCTATAATTTCTATATTAGAATTTTCTCTGGTTGCCCACGTAATAGCCCTTTTCCAATTTACTATTAATAATGGCGTATAGTCGGCATTCAATACCAAGCATCTACTGCTTTCCTTCTTCATAAGCTTCTAATTTTTCTAATATCTTAATAATAATAGGATTTCTAATAATATCCATAGATTCTAAATGAACGATTCCAACGCCTTCTACATCATTTAGGTTCTCTATTAGATCTCTAAAGCCCCCTTGTAAATGTCGCCCAAGATCAGACTGTCTGGTATCGCCGGTTAGTATCATTCTACTACGTTGACCGACTCTTGTCAATAACATTTTTAATTGATCATATGATGCATTTTGACACTCATCAGCAATTATAAAACTATCATGAAAATTACGCCCTCTCATCAAACCCAAGGGAACAACCTCTATTTTATTATTTAATTTTAAAGAGGCATATTGTGCTATTGGAATAAAATGCAATATTTCATCAATAATAGGTAATAGATATGGATGCAATTTTTCTTCTGCTGTACCAGGAAGATATCCTAGTCTTTCTCCGGCTTCTAATACTGGTCGTGTTATTATTATTTTCTTTACTTTTTCTGTTAAAAGAGATTCAAGACCAAGACCAACTGCAATATGTGTTTTACCACTACCGGCTAATCCTTCACAAAAAGTTATAGTACTATTATTTACAGTATCTATATATCTTTTTTGATTTGCTGTTCTTGGGCTTAGCTTATTTCTATATGCGTAACCAATATTTTGTGGTTCTAATGAATTTGTAGCATCAATAATTTTTTTCTTCTTATCTTTTGGTTTTTTTCTCAATGGTTACCCTTTACTTAATAGAGTTAAATTAGACAGGCTCCACCAGCACAACTAACTTCCTCTATTCCAGCAGTATTATCCTCTGTTTCTAATAGTTGTGTATAATCAACCTTCTTGAAACCGTTAAATAAATCACAATAAATCTTCCAATTATAAACATCCTTCATACAGTATGTTAATCTTCTAACATCGCCATCAAAATATTTTCCAGCAAAATTCTTCATTTTTGTAACAAACATGAGTTTAGATTCATGATCTTCTTTATTTGCTTGATTTAATGTTACATAATCACATGCTGCCCATAAATTATTATCAAAAACATTTAAACCAAGTTCAATTAATCCTGAGCACCATAATGCCGCATCTCCATATTCTTTAACAATCTCTCTACTGGTATAAACCGTAGTAAATGGGGCTTGTGGGTAATCTTTATCTCCACTTTGTGGAATAAGACTAATGCCAGCAAAATACTTACGATTATCATAGATATATTTTGTAACATCGTCCCACTCATCAGGTTTAACGGTAACTGTATTACTAACATTATGACTAAGATAATCTTGTGTGCATAGCGCTTTATTTTTCCCAGAATTTACCCAGTATTTTTGAGTATCTTTTACAACACTTAACATTTCTACTGCTGGTAATTGATTTTTTAATTTGGCCCCATCAGGAACTTCTATCGGGAACTTAATAACTTCATCAGTATTATTAGCGGACCATCTGGACTTTTCGCAGGCTTGTGGATTTACTTGCTTAAAGTGTTGGTATGGGGCTTCTAAAATATTGGCCTGTACATGTCTTATGTATCGTTTAGCATGATGAGGATGAATACCAGAACTTGTACCTAACATACTACTGCTAGTTCCTTCTGGCTTTAAACAGGTCACTCTTGCTGCCTGATTAATACCTATTTTTTTTGCCATAATTTTGTTAGTATCAACAGCAATTCTTGCTCCATTGCGTAATACTTTTTCAGATAATACAAGATCATGTTTTTCCATTGTTCCTGTTAAAGATACGCCTAGCAGTGCTTCTCTTTCAAAGATTTTTTGACTAATTTCACCAAGATAATCTAACTTAGTAAAACCCGCTTGTAGTGTTCCTATAATAGCAGCAGCCTTGCATCTTTCATAAAAATCTTCTTCATCTTCAATAGAAGAACAATTAATGGTAGTTAGATTGCATCCTTGCCACCCGCTTTTTCCGCTTTCTTCATCAACGGGCCACATACCAACTTCAACACAAGGATTAAAAGTCATTTCTGTTGAATCGCTCCAGATAAACCCTGGTTCGCCAAACTCTTTAACGCTTTCCATTAACGCTTTAAATTGATCAAATGTGGTATCATCCTTTAATAGAAGAGCAGAATTATTACTTCGTGCTCTTTGAGGATTTTCAATATACCAATTTCCTGTTTTAGCTTTTGCCATCTCTTCATCATCATGACTAAACAATGCAAGACTAGCAGAACGACGAACGCCTCCACTTAATACGGCATCACTGCTATGCATAACAATATCATATGCGTCTATTGGTCGCAATTTTTTCTGACCGTTTGCTATGCATCTATCTAATAATGATCGTATTTTTTCTAGGCCATTTTGCAAAGGCTCAAATCCTGGTGCTTTGCCAATACCAGAACTTAGATCAGATCCTTTTGGCCTAATATTAGAATAGTCAAATACAACATAGCTATTCTTATACATTTTAAATTCATCAACAGGCTTGCTAAAATAACTGCTTAATAAAACACCAAGAGCATCAGCCCAGCCCTCAATGCTATCTTCAATAGTATATTTAACGCCAACAGCATCGTTATCTATTTCATGTTCTAGCGTTGGTAGTTTTGATACGTGGTGTTTTTGCACACTAAAACCTGTGCCGCTACCACAAAGCAATAACCAGAAACACTCTTGAAAGAATCTTAATCTATCACAATAAGAACTTGTGCAGTTATAAATTTTAGCATGTCTTTTTATAATTGGTTCTCCACCAAATTGTAGTCCTCGTTGACTACCAAGAACCTTTTTCTTATACATTATTTCATAAGCCCAATCAATATCTTCTGAGATGTTTTTATCAGCATACATTGTATGCATCATATTCTTAACTCTTTCTACCGCTTCTTTCCATGTTTCTCTACGATTTTTGTTTTCTAGCCAACGAGCATACTTACTAACGAATGTATAATTTTGAAGTTCTTGTAGTGCTGACATTTTATTTTTTTCTAAAAGTTAAGAGTCCTATTAAGATTGTGGATAATAAATTGAGTTCTATATTATAGCTATAAACTAATGAATAACATGTTATGAAACATGATATGATGAACATTATTTTATACATTATTAATACACCTTTGTAACCATGACAGGTTAGGCTTTACGGTAATTATTTCTATTCCGCTCATAGAAACAAAAGTGTCAAAAATTTCTTTTTGTTTTTGATCAAATAATATTGTGCCGTGAGAGTCGGCCATGAATACTTTTTTAATTCCTTCTTGCCATAATGACATTATACAACTATTACAGCATTGTCCTGTTACATATGCGATGCCATTTTCTGGTCTTATAGCACAATTTGCTAAAGCATTTCTTTCAGCGTGTATCATCCAATCGTATTTTGCTGGACGTTCTTTTGGAAGAGCATTATCATCAAGTCCTCTTGGAAAGCCATTATATCCTAAGCCAAGAATACGATTTGTTTTATCTGTTATTACGCATCCGTGTTGTGTGTGTATATCATGACTTTTTTGAGATACTACAAAAGCTAATCCTAAAAAGTAGTCGGTCCATGATAAAGAAAAAGGTGGCATACCAATATTATATATTAGCCAATCCTTGTGTCAAGAGCATGCTTTATCTATAGCTTCTTTAATACGATTTATAATTGCTTGATTCTCAGCTTCTGTATTACCCCAATCCAATGTTGGATTTATTTTTGCTAATATTTTCTTTAATATAACCAAACTGAATCCTGCGTTGCGCCTATTTGATGTTGACGGAAGGTAAGGATAGTACTTACAATCATCTGGTAAAGGAAAACCTCCAGGACCAAAATTTCCAGGAAAACCTGGAGGAGGCCAATTTCCTCCTCTATCATCATCACCGACCAATCCTTTGCCAGGACATTCATATTGACATGTTTCTGGATTATACGCTATAAATTGAGTATTTCCAGCCTGTGGATCTATGATCCCTACTAAAGAATATAATGGAGATATACCACAAGGGCCTCTAGTGGCATTTAACATACTTGTTATATTTCTTAGTATATCCCATATTTTTTGTCTATCTCCTTCTTGACATTCTGGAATAAATCCTGCGGCATTAGGAGCCCAACCGTAACATGGTTGAAATCTATATGTAATATCTATACAGGATTTGCCATCGTGTTCAGCAAACTTCCAACTAAGAACAACCGCGCTTTCGCATTGTGAGCCGCCTTGTTGCTTTGTATGATTTGATACATAAGCATCCCATGCAGGATTTCCTGGTGTAGGAGGCATTGGCAATTCGACTGTTTGTCCTTGACCAGGAGCTGATCCTGGACTTGGCCAAGATGAACCAGAATCTATACAGATACTGTGCCATCCAATAGGCTGAACATCGTCGTTTAATGGTATTAATTTCTTTTTAAGTGCTTCTTGACAAGCGTCTGTGTTTCCACCTCTTGTAGAGTTCCATGCTGCTATGGCTGTATCTATACAAGGTAATTTAGTACCACAAAAACCCTTTGCGCTATTTAAAAGAGCTTCGACAATACCACCATAAATATCATCCATATTAGGATTTATAGCGCCTTTTATTCCTGCTGATAATTTAAGTTTATTTTGATAGGCTATTTTTAAATTTCTAAAAACTAAACCATAAGCCTCTTCTATTTTACTTTTAGCAAGATCTTTAATAGATTTTGATGCTGCTATAACAATTGATGCTAATTCGTTTTTTGTTTCAAAACTTTCTTCCAAATCAAATAATTTAGCACCAAATTCTAATGCTGGATCCAAATTTCCTGCTATAAGCTTTATGGTTATAGTACCAGCACAAGTTAAACCCTCTCTATAGTCTATATCATATTCTAAAGTAAAACCATCACAAGCTATAGCCACAAGAACTTTTTTATCTCCAACTATTTCGTAGGTATTCTCTCCAGATTTAGTGAAAATATCTCCTTTTGTAAATCCAGCAGGTTCTAAACAGTCAGCCGCTGTCCACGGAGCAAGACCATTAACACATGAATCACCAAGAACAGTAACACATGAACCAAAGCCACTTAATCCGTCTGGACTACATAAAGAATTAATTAAACCAGAATGATTTACTGTTCCCATCATGCCTTTTATAGTATTTTTTATGCCGTTAATACCGCCAGCACAACTTATTAAAGCCATTTTCCAGGTAGTGAGTCCTCCTTTGAAGTATCTACTAACACAATTTTTAACATTGCCATCATTAGCAACAGAACCCAATTGGTCTTTGGCCACTTTAGCCAATTCGGTAGCCGCATCATCTAGTAATTTATCTATATCTATTTGATCATCACAAAATTTCTTTATATTTCTACTAACACTATCTATAATTTTACCAGCTAATCCAATAGCAGATGATAAAGCTCCTTGTAAACTTTTTAAACAAGCTTCTGGATCTGGACATTCTTGTAGTGGTTCCATGTTATACCCTTATAATTTCGTTGTTTTTATCATAACTGCCATTTTTTACGGTTACATTTAGTGGAAAATTATTTTTATCAACACTTAGATTAAAATCATTATTAATAATATTAGTAATAGATACTTTATTAAATAAGAAGCCAAATAAATGTTGTTTTCCAGATAATGATAATGTTGATAATTGATTAACGTAATTCCATATGTAAGGAACTCCATCATCATTTTTTGGCATGAGGGTTGAGGTATAATTTATTAAAGATTCAATATATCTAATTTCTGCACTCGATAAGTTTAATGAAATTTTATATGCCGGATTAATTCTAAGATTATTATTAGATTCTTTTATTGTAATCTTTGATAATAGATTTAAAGAAAGATCGTTTAATAGATTGCTATCAATTATGGAAGTATCAATATCTATTTTATTTCTTACAAAACCACCAGATGATTGTAGTGAAAAATCTATTAATAAATTTAAACCATCGCTAAATTGAGAGTCTGATAAATTTGTATATAATGTATCAAATAAATCTCTATCTTCTACAGTTTCAAATCCAAAATTTGGAAATATTGAACTAATATAACTATGCCCATCAGATAACGAAATATTATAATTGTCTTGTAAAAGACTTAACCATTGAGAGCCAGTTATTGCTCCGCTAGAAGGAACCAGCATATTCAATAAGTCATAATATTTTGAGCCATTGTTACTTTTTAAAGCAACATTAGATCTCATATAAATGTTAGCATTAATAACAAATTTATATGTTGGATCAGTTTTTAATACTCTGTGCTTGATAACAACACAAGGAATTGTAACTTTTGTCCATTCTTCTGATACCGTTTTTATGTTGCGATATTTAATATTCATATTTTAGACTCTATAATAAGTGGGCCATTATTCAATAATCTATAAGATAACTGAGCATTAACTAATGATTTATTATGGCCTACGATAGGATCATTATTAATGTAGCCATTATTATATAAAATTGTATTTGATGTATATGACGAACTGGCCGCAGAACAATCCATGTTGTCTTCAGGAGCTTCTGAATACGCTGCGGAGCTTGATGGCGCAGTATTGGACTTGGCAATATAATTTCTTTTGGGCGAAGATGGCATGGTATTACCTCATATAAGATTGATTATAGGGTATATACACCTATTTTTGTAATTTATTATATAATAATAGGGCTATTACAGAACCAACCACACCCATAAAAATACCGGCTGGAGAAACCGCATTATATGTACCTAAAAGATATAAAATGGCACCACCAACATATGAACCAGCAACACCAAGCGCTATGGTTTTGATAAAGCCAAAATTTTCTTCTCCAGGAACAAGAGCCTTAGCAATAGCCCCTGTAAATATACCATAAACACACCATACTAAAAGACTAAACATTTGCAGCCTCCACTAAAGATGAAACTTGACTATCTGATATATTTTCTCCGGTATCTAATATAGCATTAATCATTTTTAAACTATATTTTGAAAAGTCTTCGGATGATAATTCTTTTTTAAGAATTCTTTTAATTCTCATTCTGGTAAATATGCCACGCTTTGTGCTGAATGTTCGTATACTTTCTCCGTATACCATATTCTTATCAGAAGATGTCATATTCTCTGTTTTTTCTTTATTACATTCTTGTAATACTCTTATTAATGTTAATATTATACTAACCATCATCAAGATGGCAATAATACTACCAAACTTTTGATCATCATTAATATTACATTTTTTTAGCACTTGATGGGCAACATCTTTTACATCATCATTTTGAGTCATAGTTATCTCCTAATGATTGTGCAAGATCCATCTTCACACTGTTTATTTAAAACACTGGGTGGTAATGGACTAAACATTTTAACATCTGGTTCGCAATAACCACAGTCAACTTTCTTTATGCCATCTCCACTAATATACCATCCTTTACCTTTACAAACTGGACAGTCTTTTCTTTTATACTTTTTAGTATCTGTTACAGCTTTGGCTCGTATGATTCCACCAGCTAATACTACGGGCGCTTTTGTGGAACCAGTATATTGTGATGACCCAAATAACACTGCAACGCCCAATAAAAGTATACTAAAATTATTTAGTGTCATGATTTCTTATTCTTGGAAAAAGTTTTTTTCTTGGTTTAATAACCTCTATATTATTTACACTATTTGGTGCAAATAGTTTTAAAATTCCCAATATAAAGTTTAATACTATTGAGACTAAACGATTTATTACAATTTGATCAAATATTTTCATAGATAATCACCAAATCCATAATCTGGTAGTTTTTGAACTGGAAATCCGTCAAAATTACTAAATGCGTAACTTCCATTCTGGGCAAGCATCTCACCAGCAACGCTTCCTCTTATTAAGAAGCTTCCATCTGGTATTTGACCCCATTCTGGATGACCACCATCATTCCATTTTCCCCAACTATTTTGCACAAGAAATAATGGTTCATTACCAGTATCATCACATGCTATCCAAGCCATACAATGAGCCCAGCTTCCACTGGGACTACTAATACCTTTTTTATCTCTTTTATTGCTAAATCCAAAATTAGAACATACAGCTAAACCATATCCATTAGCTAACGCAT